GAGCAGGAACAGGCGAAGCGCGAAGACGGCGGGCACGAGGTTCGAGACCGCGGTGCGCGACTATCTGGCTTGGGCGTTGCAGGATGAACGCATCATGCGTCCCAGGCTCCACGGCAGCAAGGATGTGGGCGATATCGCGAACGTGTGCTTCATGGGGCAGAAGGTCTGTATCGAGTGCAAGAACACTGCGGCGAAAGCCTACAAACAGCATCTACGTGAGGCGGCGGTCGAGGCGGGGAATCTGGACGCACCCTTCTACTTCGTGGTGCAGAAAGTGCCCGGCATTGGCATCATGAGCATCGACACTTTAGGCCAGCAGCTCGCCTACACGACAGCAGAAGTGATCCACATGATGCGACAGGAAGCCCCACGGGATCTCTTTCTGAACAACACGATGAATTTCGGCCCGTTAGAACGATCGGGATTCATTTCACTCAGTCTCAACAGCCTGGCACTCATCCTGAACCACGGCATCACACTAGGAACGGAACAAGAATCATGACACAGGAATACGAACCAATCAAACTCACCGAGAGCACGCCAGAGCCGGAAGACCGTGGATTGTATCTAATAATGGAATCCGATTCACCGGTTGTAGTGGATTCATTTTGGCTCGACACGAACGGATTCCTATACGAGGGCGAAGCGTATAGCTGGTCAGAAATACTCGACATCCACGCAGATAAACACGCACTATACCGTCTGGTTTCTCTTGCCGCTCATGATGTTCAGATACGCACGGAAGCATTGAAACTCACTGATGAGCAGTTGGACTTCGCCATCAAACAGATGAAGGGGACTCTGTCCAAGTCTCGTTTAATCGAGCGAGAGATGCTGCAACAGGCTTTAACGACAATCGCAAATGACGGCAACGGAAAGCAGCAGCGATGAGTGTGATATCTACGGATCTTCAGGCGCTCAAATTGGCTCAGAAGATTATCAAGGCAAAAGATCGGCAAACCTTGGCATATAGGACTGGCTCGGGCGAACTGCCTGAGTGGGTGTTTGACGCTTTGGCCCGCAAGGAAGAGTTCGAGAACTATATGAACCATCGCAAGGAGAAGAAGCAATGATTGAGCTTACTGAGGTTGGTAAAGCCTTCGCGGGTTGGGTTGAGGAGAACTCGGGTCTTGCTGTTGATGAGAGTTTCGAGTACACGGATCGCACGGTTGGTAATTTCGCTGCCGCAGCGTTTGCTGCCGGCGCTCAGTGGCAGGCTCAGCGCGAGCCCACGGAAGCGGAGATCGAGGCAGCGGCGCGTGCACTCTGGATCGATGAGCATAGAGACTCGTTCCCGATTGCGGCAGATGTCGTACGAGCCTGTGGCGAAGCTTTCGAGCTCGATGTTGTTTCAAGTGAGTATGAGGAACGCGTGAGGAGCATGCTTAAGACTGCTCGTAAGGCGGTGAGCGCCGATGAGTGAGATGCATAAGCCTTATGTGCCGTATTTCCGAGTGATTGATAAGTCGCGACCCCAATCCGAGATCGTGGTTTTTCTGAAGGACGGGTATATGGTTCCGTTCAATTGCTCGCATCGAAGGTTCGCTCACCTGTTTGCCGGGTTGGCGGCTGAGAGGGATGCTACCGGCAACGACATCCGCCACCTGCTTGATTATGCGTCGGAAAGGTACGCGGCATTGCCGGATTCCGCGAGTAAGGCGGTGAGCGTCGATGAGTGATATTGACCATGAATATACCGATGAGATTGTTTGCCCTTATTGCGGCAACGTGTTTGGTGACTCTTGGGAGTGTAGCCCGAACGACGAGAACGGGTGGACTGAATGCGATGAATGCGGCCGCGTCATTGAATTCACGCGGAACATCATCGTTTCATACTCCACCACCGAGCCATCATCAACGCGGGCCGAAGTGTTTGGTATCCCCAAGGATTATCAATGCTCCATCTGTCATATGGCCGGTGATGTTCGTTTCGATTGCGAATACTGCGGTCATTTAGTATGTGCCGATTGCGAGGAGAAGAAGGCTGAATGCTGCAGTTGGTACAAGGAGGTCAAGGAACAGGAGGGAGAAACCGATGAGTGATGACTTCTGGAATTCGAAGACAGTCAAGGCTCGTAGGCAGCATCGTTGTGATCTGTGTGGAGAGGTTATCGCGACAGGTGAGTCGTATTCGCGTGGTGCCGGGGTGCTTGAGGGTGATTTCCTGACTTGGAATGAGTGCATGCCTTGCTGGGAGTTTGCCACGGTGTATTTCTCGGAGTCCGGTGAGGATGCCATCGACGAGGATTCTGCTGTTGAGTTTGCGCGCGATCTGCTGTCTATGTCGCATGGCCCGTGCCGTGTCAAGGTCGCTGACATGGTGGTGACCGATTCGTTCATGCGGCGATCGAGGGGTGCTTTTGCTGAGGCATCTGATTGGGGTGATGACCTTGAGTGAGCATGCTATTCAGCAGTGTTCCCTGCCTCGTGCTTCGAAGCTTGGCGGGCATGTGGCCCGCTGCCCTGACTGCGGCCAGTGGTGGCGTGAGAAATGGCACGGGTCAGCATGCTTCGACTGCTGCTACAGCAGTTGGGAACGTGTTGGCTGGCTTCGGCTCCATACGCGGTACAGGGCGCAATACAAGCATTGGAAAGGAGGCGGTAAGGATGCGGATCCGAACGATTAAGCCGCAGCTGTTTACAGACGCTGACCTGTCTTCGATGGGACTGTTTACTCGATATCTTTTCGTTGGTTTGTTCAGCTACTGCGATGACAATGGTGTGGGGTTGGACGATGAGGCGCTGATCTGTACGCAGTTGTTCCCCCATGATTTCTATGAGCATCCGAACGAGGTGCGTCAGCAGGTTCACAACGCGCTTCTGCAACTCTCCGGAAAATTACCGGAAGACTCCGGAAAATTACGGAAGGTGTTCCTGAAGCGTTATTGGGACGGAAAACACCATGTTTTTTACCTTGTCAACTGGGATAAACACCAGAAGATCAGCCACCCTGCAAAGAGCGAGTTTCTTCGACCTGACGAAGTGCCAGAAAACGTTGAAATTCCAATGGATGGGGGATTGTTTCCGAATGACTCCGGAAAATTACCGGAAGACTCCGGAAAATTACCGTCTGGAATAAGGAATAAGGAAGGGAATAAGGAAGGTATTACTTCTTCGTCGGAAATCGCTGACGCGAAATCCGATGAGGAGAATCCCGATGCCATCGCTCTGTGCGATCATCTACGTCAACGCATCATCGATAACGGTTCGAAACCTCCGAAGGTAACCAAACGGTGGCTGACCGAGGCTCGGCTCCTCATCGAGACGGATCATCGTCCATTGAGGCAAGCTCATGCGCTCATCGACTGGTGCCAACAAGATTCCTTCTGGAGCCCCAACATCCAAAGCATGCCCAAGTTCCGCGAGAAGTACGACACGTTGCGGTTGAAGGCCGAACAGCGAGGTGGGCAGAATCCGGCGGAGAAGAAGTTTGACCGCAATCTGGACGTGGTTAAACAGATCTACCGGCGCGATCACCCGGATGCCCAGCAGTTGCAGCTGGGAGGTGCACGATGATGGACCCAACCCAGACTGGAATGTTGTTGCAGAAGGCATCCGACTTCGATGGGCGCAACCTCACGCAGACGATGGTCGACTCATGGTGCGAGGCATTAAGGGACTATGTGACCGTGGAGGACGCGAAACAGGCCGTCGTGGAATTCTACGGCGACCCGAAATGGGCGGAATCCAACCGCCGCCCCTGGATCATGCCAGCCGACATCAATGCCAGGGTAAAGCGAATCCGTGAAACCAGGAGCATTGACGAGAGCCAGATGCAGCAGCTTCTTGAACCCTTCAACCTCAATGCGGATGAATCATGGCTTGCCCGACGCAAACTACTGGCCAACCTTCGTGACGGACTATCCGAAGAAAAGGCGGTGCTCAAAGCCGTGGAACAATCACGCGGATACCAAATCGAGCAAGCTCCATCCAAACCCCGCAAACCCCGGCAATACCACTTCGCGGGCCGACTGGACCGTATGAACCTGAACGACGTTTTAGGAGAAACATCATGAGTAAACGCTATATCACCCCTCAGAGCGGCCCAATAGACATCAAGACCAATAAGGATAGCCATACGCCACGAACGTGGCACACGGAAGCCGCTGTACGGCAAAACAAGGCATATACGCCAACCACCGAGGAAGTGTGCGAGTGCTGGACAACACGGAATGATATCGGCAACCCATACGAGCCCGATGCCGACTTCGAAGAAAGACACCATGAAGAAAGCACCAAGTTCGACCGTTGGCTACGCAAAGTGAAAGCAAAAGCCTGGCGCGAAGGCTGGACTGTCGGATGGGGCACCAGTCACGAAGGCTGGAACTCTCAGGAATGCTGGGTGCAAAACTACGAGGATGCGGTCGAATTCAACGAAAACCTAAGACAACAGCCAAACAAGCATCTCACCCCTCTCGACACCGACAACCCCTACGAAAGCGAGAAAACAGATGAGTCGTGAGAAACAGTACGAGCACGCGATCCAACTCATCCGCGAAGGAGCAGACGACGACCGGCTACGCCGCGAATTCGGATACAACCCGCAAGTCATCAACGGACTCCGGCAATCACTCGCAGACAAGGGGCCAACATGGTGAATACAACCGAAGAGGGCGTGCTGTTGAAGCCCGCAGAAGTCGCTGATATGTTGCATGTCGCCAATGTGACCTTGTCTCGTTGGCGGCAAAACAACACAGGGCCGAAATATATTCGGATCAGCTATAACCGTGTTCTCTATCGAGAAACAGATGTGAAAGAGTGGATTTCCCAAAGAGGTGCGCTACTATGAGATATACCAAAAATAATGAAACGCCTGCACTCGTTCGAGGGGTGCAAGCGTTCATGTACTACCTGTTTTCTAGGTTAATGCTTCTTGGGCGTAACCCAGACGGTTGTTTTTGGATGGTGTTGCGCATATTGCGGGGTCACGTATCGACCGTCTCCCGCATCATGCGGCTGTGGTTTGTTAGTCATGTTCTTCACTTCCTTTCACTGAGGACTTGGCTGACGAACCTGTTCGCAGATCCTGTGAATCAAATCAAATCCAATCACATATTACACCTGTGTAATTCCAAAACCCCTACATCTAGTGTTTTTTATCATCCATTTTCCCGATATATAGGATTTCTACGGTTTATGGCGTTTAAAAAACTCAAAAGGGGGTCATCATGGTGAGCGTCATTGTCGGCTGCCAAGTATGCGGCGCAGAAACCAGCGGAGGCAGAGTGTGTGGCACGTGTACGCAACGATTCGCAGACTCGTTGAGATCGATGTCCATGATGCTTCCCGATCTGCGCATCATCGCAGCCAAGAAAGCCAGCGTCACCGCCAGACAGCAAAGCGGAGGCAACAGGTCGATAGCACCAATCCCGCTCAACATGGACGCCTTCCAACTCGTGAACGACATCATCTGCTTCGCGGACCTCCTCGGACGAGCGTTGACCCTGCACTACAACAGCAACATGCCAGCCGAAAGCATCCTCAGAGCCGCCTCACAACGAGCAGGGACACTCCTGCAACGCCGCGACTCGGCGAACATCCTCGCCATCACCAGCAGGTACCGCCACAAGCTCCTCATGCAGATCACCCCTCCCGAAGACCGACGACTCATCGGCTCATGCCCCAACTGCCAGCACGACCTATGGTGCACCGACACCGAAATAGCAAGCCAATGGATCGTGTGCAAATGCGGGGAGACACTGAAAGTACGAGACATTCAGGAACAGCACCTGCTCACCTGCGCCCTGGCCCAGAACAAGAAGACACAAGGCACCGCCGCAGCAGTTTCCCGTCTACTCAAGGCCAACGGGATTGACGTCAAGCGATGGACCATAAGCCAATGGAAGGGACGCGGACTGTTGAAACCGGTGGGAATGTCGGACGGTAAACCAGTGTTTCGAGTATGGGATGTGTGGTGCTGTCTTACCAGGGGAAAATGACTGTCAACGTTATTTGCATTTCGCGACTGTCAACGCCATACTATGTATGATTGGTTATTTTCATATGCGGGGCTCGGATAATGCCGGGCCCTTCGCATACCTGCACGTAGACACGCTCCGGTGCGCTAGAGCGTTTCGGGTATCCGGTCGCGCCTACAAATCGACCAACCATTCTTGCTGTCAAATAGCGGGCGGCAACATTCTTATCGCACTGCTCATCGGCTGGTTGAACCAGATGGGCGCTTCCAAAGCGTGACCAGTCGTGCATAAGGCGATAAGACAAAGCGGGCAAGCTCAAATGGATTACTCCGAAAGCAGTATCCAAGCCTCCGCCTGCACATACTTGCCTGGTGGCCTTTACACCTTTCACCACCAGGCACCACACTTCACACGGAGGCGCACGATGATGGCACCACACACTGAGATCGATCTGTCAATCACCGTGCCCGGGTCTGACGATGAAGTACTCTGCAGCTTCCGGGTCAAAGTGCCCGTGCGTCTCAAAGCCACCACCGAAGGCGGATACCAATACCGGAACGTCGAAGTCAGCGTGGACGAGAGCAGCCTGCAACACCGCTTCCAAAGAGCCGCTCAAGCATTCGTGGACGCATTCGAAAAACAATAAACACTTGCCCTGCCTCGCCACAACATTCAGAGCCCAACAAGGCAGACGAGAACAGGGCACACACCCGTGCCCACCAGACAATACCTAGACTACTACCCACCCGAGGTGATACCCCATGCCATGGAAGGTATGCAGCACAGCAGGATGCGCGAACCTCATCGAACACGGAAGCAAATGCGATAAGTGCAAGGCAGCCCGAGACACACAGCGTAGACCCACAGGCAACCCATACAACAGCCGAGGACACCAATGGTTCCGGCACCAAGTACTAGCCCGAGACCCACGATGCGTATGCACAGGACAATGCGGACAACACCAAGGCATGTGCGCAAAGCCCAGCACAATAGCAGACCACTACCCAACAGAACGAGTAGACCTCATCGCGCAAGGACTAAACCCAAACAACCCAGCCTACGGTCGAGGAATCTGCAAAGCATGCCACGACAGCAAAACAGCACGCAGCAAGCCCGCAGGATTCAACGACCAAACCAAACAATAAGACAAGAAACAAAAGGCACAAGCCAAACCTAACCCGACCCACAACACCAGGGGGGGGGGGATGGGGGTCACGGGCAAGCATCAAAGACCGCCGGACAGAGCAAAAAAAGGCGCGGCATAATCAAAAGTTTTTCCGCGGGAGGTGGTCGGCGTGGTTTCCGGAGGGTTCAGGGCTGCGGCAGGTCGCAAGCCTGATCCGCTTTCTGGGCGCTCGGAACGAGGAGGATATTCTCTCTCCGCATTGCCCAATAGGGGGTTTCAGGGCAAGACTCCAAAGTTCCCGTTGGGGAAATACGAAGTGTTCTACGTGGATGGTGACGGAGAGCGAGGCTATGACGATAAGGCCACTGCCCAGTTTGCGAAGCGTGAGAGAACAATATGGAAAACCTTGTGGCATACCTCTCAGGCGTGCGCGTGGTCACTTCCTGAATATGCGTATCTGATCTTTGATATTGCCTTGTATTGCCGTCAACTGGTGATTTGCGAGTCGTCGGATGCTAAGGCGGCGGACAGGGGCTTGCTCCCTCGTTATGCGGATCGGATCGGGTTGTCTGCATCTGGGCTTGCGGCGTTGGGTTGGAAGATCGTTCCGGATGAGGTTTCGATGAAGCGTATGGAGGTTCAGGCTGAGGATGAGACGGAGGTGCAGCCGCGTCGTTTGAGGGGCTAGGTTATGGACACGGATTTTCGCGTTGACTTCCCGACGTTGGGTGATTTGATCGACGCTTGGATCACACGGCACTGCAGACAGCCTGACGGCCCTCTTCGCGGTAAGCCATTTCACCTGTCAGACTGGCAGTTCTGGGTGGCTGCGAATCGTTGGCGGATAAGAGACAATGCTCGTTTCGTGCCTGCAGACGAGGTCACCGTCGATAACCCGATGGTCTTGAACCAGGCGTTTGTCTACCGGCAGACGCTCACTGCTGCGCCGCAGAAGACCGGTAAAGGCCCGTGCACCGCGTCATTTGTGGCGGCTGAGGCCTGCGGGCCTGTGGTGTTCGACGGTTGGGCCAAGGCAGGCGATGTCTATCGGTGCTCGGAGAACGGGTGCTCATGCGGCTGGTCTTACCGATATAATCCCGGCGAGCCCAAAGGCAGGAGACATCCATCGCCGTTGATCCAGATGACCGCGAACAGCGAGGATCAGGTCGAGAACATGTACCGTCCGTTGAAGGCGATGATCCTTCTGGGCCCTCTCAAGGGGATGTTGAAGGTGCGTGAGGGTTTCATCCGCATCATTCAGCCGGGTGCCGATGAGACGGTTGCCGATCTGGATCTTGACCGCATCGATATCGTCACCTCATCGGCACGATCGCGCTTGGGCAACCCCATTACCGATGCCGAGCAGGATGAAGCCGGACTGTATACGAAAACCAATGGAATGATCAATGTGGCAGACACGCAGCGTCGTGGAGCCGCTGGTATGGGAGGGCGTACACATGCCTGGACGAACGCCTGGGACCCAACGGAAAACAGCTATGCGCAGAGGGTCTACGAATCTGGGTCGGAAGACATCTTCGTGTTCTACCGGAACCCAGACCTCGACACCGGTCTCAGAAGCAAGGACGGCACGCCGTTCTCGTTCCAGAGGAAAAGCGAACGGCGAAAAATCCTCCAATGGGTTTATTCAGGAAGCCCCTGGGTGGACCTTGAATCTATTGAGGCGGAGGCATCGGAGATGATGAAAACAGACCCGGCGCAAGCCGAACGATTTTTCGGGAACCGTCTGGTGCAAGGTGCAGGGGCGTGGCTTGCCGATGGGCTGTGGCAGGGCGCTTATGCAGGCGCATGAGCTGTGGATAGCGAATCCAGAGGACGGTGGTCGCATCTGTGCGGGATTCGATGGCAGTGAGAATGATGATTGGACCTGTATCAAATGTGAAACTGTTGACGGTCTCATCTTCACGCCGAGGTATGGGCCTGACAGGCGTCCGACGATTTGGAATCCAGCAGAGTGGGGAGGCCGTATTCCGCGAAGCGAGGTCAACGCCGCTTGGGATGAGCTCAACCGCAGATACAGGATTGAACGCGCCTACTGCGATCCGGGTTTTCGGGACGAGGTGTCTTGGGAATCACAGATCGAGGAATGGGACCAGCTGTACGGTCCGAAGAGGTTCATCCCATGGGTGATGAGCGGCAACAGTCGCGTGAATGCGGTGTATGAGGCTTTACGTCGTTTCGAATCCGACTTGGAACAGCATCACCTCACCCAGGATGGCTGCCCGATCACACTGACTCATATGGGCAACGCTAGGAAGATCGCGAAGCCAGGAGACCGATACGGTCTTGGCAAACCTCAGCAGGACAGGAAGATCGACGCCGCTGTTACCACGATCCTCGCCCACGAGGCCGCCTGCGACGCTCGCGCCGCTGGCTGGGGCAAAGTCCAACACAACTTCATTCTTACAGCCAGTTCCACTAGGAGGTAGAAAATGGCGCGTACTGCTGAACAGATAAACGCCGACGTGAATCTCCTGGCACGAAAGATCATGTTCCGCCGTCCTGATATCGAGAAACACGTTGGATATTACAAAGGGCGCAGGGGAAAGCTGAATTTCGCTTCGGAAGAGTTCAAGATGTACATGAAGGAACGGTTCGCTGATTTCAGTGACAACTGGTGTGCACCGGTCGCTCAAGCTCCTGTGGAACGTATCCATTTCCAAGGGTTCAAGAGCTTGGATGGGTTGGAAGTCCCAAGTACTGTACAGCGCAGATGGGCCGATAATGATGCCGATCGCGGGCTGTCCGAAGCGGCGTTGATGATGACCATAGCTCGAAGATCCTATGGACTGGTGACTGAAAAACCGAACGGCAAGGCTCGTATCAGTTTCGAGCACCCTGACTCGGCAGCGGTGCTGTATGACGCGAGGACAGGCCAGGTGCGTGCTGGGCTGGTCATGGTTCATGATGATGCGGAGGAGTACGGGACGCTAATGTATCCCGATGCGATTTTCAAGGTACAGCGAAAGCGGTCAGCTTTTGTGGATGATGCCAACCGTCAACCTCCTTCCACTGATGGTTGGCGGTTCGCCCCTGAATCCTTTATGCCGAATCCTCTTGGTGCCGTCCCGTTGGTGGAGTTCCGGAACCAAAGTTTGCTGGATATGAATCCACAGTCCGATATCGAGCTTGTGGAATCGATGCAGGATGCGGTGAATGTTGTCTGGTCGTATCTGTTGAATGCGTTGGATTATGCCTCCATGCCTGCCCGCGTCGTCATGGGTGGCGAGCCGTTGGTAGAGCCTGTGCTCGACAACGAAGGGAAGGTTATCGGAGCGAGGCCAGCGGAACTCGACAAGACTGTTACCGACCGTATCACACAGCTGACAGGCGACTCGAAGATCGGAGAATGGACCAGCTCCAACCTGGAAGCTTTCAATCCCGTGATAGAGAAAGCCGTGGAGCATATCGCCGCTGAAACTCGCACGCCGGGGCATTATCTGCTGACGAATGCCGAGGTACCGGCAACGGGATACGAGGTCGCTGAGGCGGGTCTTGTCTCAAAGACGGTTGATCGTATTCGGTATCTGCGTTCGGGGATTCGGGAGCTGTCTCGCTTGGCTGCTCTCACCGAAGGAGATGAGCAGGCGGCGAAGGCTGTGGCCAATGCGGAGGTGGTGTTTGCCAGCCCGCAATACCGTTCTCAGGCGGTCATGACGCAGGGAATGCTGCAGATGCGGCAGGCTGGTTTCCCTCTCGAATTTCTTCTGGAATGGTTCGGCTTAGCTCCTGACGAGGTGAGCCGAGTCATGGTTATGAAACGTCAAGAGGATGCCGATCCGGAATTGGCGGCCATCGCGAAGTCGATTGGGGTTTCTCATGGACACGACGACTCTGGAGCGCAGCAGTCGGAGCTTGGCGGCACAGGAGACGCTGGCGCGCAGGCTGGCGAAAAGAACGTGGCGGCGAATCAACCCGGATAGCATTCTGTCATCATGGGAAGCTGCTGTGCCGTCGATGCTTCGCGTGTATGCGGTTTTGCAAACGAAAGCGGCGGAGACCGCGTTGGATGCGCAATCGGGCATGCTGGCCGATGCAGGGGATTATGTTCCTCCCCAGGTGATGGTCGACCCGAGGGCATTCGGATCCGGATACGCTGCAAGTGGCGGTTCTCTCTACGATTATTTCAGTGGTCCCGTCTACGATTCTCTGACTCTCATCAAACAGGGTCTGAGCGTTAATGAGGCGTTGAATCGTGCTGGTAGGGCATACTGGTCGCTTGCATCGCTTGGCATAGCCGACACGGCCCGTCAGGCTGCAGGCGCGGACACTGCCACGCGCAGGGGCGTCGGGTATATCCGTGTGGTGTCACCTGGAGCTTGCTCGCGTTGCATGATACTTGCCGGGAAGTTCTACAGATGGAACGAAGGGTTCCTGCGTCACCCGCGTTGCTATTGCAGGCATGTGCCATCAACGCAGAGCCTCGCCGGTGATATGATCACCGACCCCATGGAGGCGTTCAATAACCTGAGTGAAGCCGAGCAGGACCGGAGGTTCGGGAAGGAATCCGCACAGGCGATACGAGATGGCGCGGATATCAGCCAGGTAGTGAACGCGCGTTCGGGAGTGGCGGCCATCGGATCCCCAGCCAGAAGAGGCAGATCAGTGGGCTCGTACACGACGAGCGGCACCGCCAACCTGCGCGGGCTCAACAAGAGCTTTTACAACCAGAACGGCGGTAGAGGGCCCAGGCTCACGCCGGAGGGTATTTACAGTCGGGCGAAAAGCCGGGACGAGGCAATCGCGTTGTTGCGAGCCAACGGGTACATCATCACACCAAACGACCGGATGGACATCCTTTCTCGCCTCAACCCGGATTATCAAGCCGTTGGCGGCTCGATGGGACGCGGCGGACGCAGCAGGGGCGCAACCTCCGCGTACCAGCAGGCCGCCAGATCTGGCGTTCGACAGCCTTTCGACGTGGCGACCATGACCGCGGCGGAACGCAGACTCCTAGACGCGAGACTTCGATACAACCACGCGCTCAGCGGCACGGACATGAAGGAAATGGCCGCGGCGGAACGCAATTACAGACGTTGGTTATCAACCAACGGAGAGATTTACACCCATTAACGGCAAGCGAAAGGCCAAGTCATGGCAGAAGAAACCACAACTGATACAGCGTCGAGCAACGAACACGAGCAAGTGGCTGCGACCACTACAGGCACCGAAGCAACCTCAGTCGATGAGGTTGATTGGAAATCAAAGTTCGAAGCCCAACAGAAAGTCAACCGTGACTTGGAAGCCAAGAACAAGGGCCTGTATGCGTATAAGGACAAGAGCTCGGAGCTTGAAGCTGAACTTTCGAAGTACAAAGGAACCGAACAGGAGTACGAGGAATCCCAAAAAGCGCAGGCGCTCAAGGATTCGCTGCTTCAGCAGGCTAACGAGCGCATTGTCAAAGCAGAGGTACGTGCCTACGCGGCAGGAAAACTCTCAGACCCATCGGATGCCCTGCGATTCATTGACTTGTCCAAATTCTCCGTCTCAGAAGATGGGGAAGTGGACGCGGATGCGATCAGCTCAGCCATCGGCGAACTCATCGCATCTAAACCGTACCTCGGGGCGCAAGGCTCCACCGGCAACGGAGTAGGCATCACACCACCGAGCGGAAGGCGCGACGGTGACAGGCCAGTGCAATTAACACGAGCGGATCTCAAAGGCATGAGTCCGGCTGAGATCGTCAAGGCGCAAGCCGATGGGCGTCTCGCTGATTTGCTCAAATCCAACTAGCCGTTAAGGAGAACACATGGCTATCACTAATTTCATTCCCGAGATCTGGAGCGCGAACCTGCTCCAGCCGCTGCAGAAGGCCGAAGTGTTCGGCAGCGTCGTCAACCACGACTACGAGGGCGACATCAGCAATGTTGGCGACACAGTGCACATCACCACACTCGCCAATGTCACCGTAGGCGACTACAAGCCACATACCGACATCAGCATCGAGGCGCTGGATGACACCCAGCAGTCGCTGCTCATCGACCAATCGAAATACTTCGGATTCGAGGTTGATGACGTTGAGAAACGGCAGGCAGCCAACGATGTAATCGCTCCGGCGACGGCGAACGCGGCTTACCAGCTCGCTGACGCAGCCGACAAGTTCCTCTCATCGCTCATGGCGGCCGGTGCGGATGCAGGGAACAAACTCCCCGCCGTCACGTCGGTTGATCCGGCCAAACTCTACGACACGATTGTCGACCTGGGAGTGAAGCTCGATGAAGCGAACGTGCCATCCGAGGGACGTTGGGTGGTGGTCAATCCTGCACAGTATGGCCTTCTGCTGAAGGACACGCGTTTCATCAACGCTTCGGACGCTGCGCATGGCACCCTGCTCAATGGCATCGTGGGTGAAGCCGCAGGATTCTCTGTCCGCAAGTCGAACAACATTCCCACCGCGGAGGCTGTAGCGACCATCATCGCAGGCTCGACCATCGCCGCGACATTCGCCGAACAGATCACATCAGTGGAAGCCACCCGCAAGGAAAAAGGCTTCGCCGATATCGTCAAAGGCCTGCACCTTTACGGTGCGGAGGTCGTTCGCCCCAAGGCGCTGGCAACCGTGGATTACAGCATCACCGCCTGACGCTAGCAGGGAGGTCTCCACATGGCAGAAATGACGCCACTGGCGACAATGAACGACCTCGATTCCTACCACGTCGGTTACACAGGACAGGAAAAGCTGGCTGAGAAACTGCTGCAATCCGTGTCCGCGTCCATATGTTCCGCTGCAGGACAACCGATCAGCAGCGGAACGTACACGGTGACGATACCCTCCGAAGCGTCGAGGAAACTCGACCTGCCTACCCGCCCCGTGACCGGTGTCTCATCGGTCACATTGGACGGTGAGGCTATCACGGATTGGACGCTGCTGGGCAATGCCCTATATCGAGAGGGTATGTGGCATATGCCAGGTCAAGTGCCCGTACCCGTCACCGTGACATTTACTGCTGGATATAATCCCGTACCCGAGGACATAGTGCGACTCGTGTGCTCGTTTGTCTCCGCTGGTCTCGTGCAAGACGAAGCTGGCGGTCCTGGAGCGCACCGAGATATGGCTTACGAACGGATTGATGACGGGCAGGTGGGTTACCGCCAGGGCACTGATGAGGTCGTGGACGCCACGGAATTACCCAAGGCGACCAGAGACATGCTCAGGGCAAGATTCGGTTCTCCCGGCATCAGTATCGGGGTGTTCAGATGAAGTTCAGTAGAGGATTCCTCGAAAGGCTGCGACATTCAGCCGAAGCCCAGATGACCGACCGATTCGCTATCACGCGCTACACAGGTGCCACGATCACCGATCCCGATACCGGTGTGGATACGCCGGAGGCGCTGCCTATCGCCGATACTATCGGCAAGGTGCAGACCTCCGGTGGAATCGCCTCCCAGGTGGTGACCGCGAGCGGGGACAGCACCAATGTGGGTGGCAACGTGCCCGTATGGAGCCTGTACCTGCATTTCCCCTTCTCTCTCACGGGGGTTAGAGAGAAGGATGTGGCGGTATGCACGTCCTCCAAAGATCCCGACCTCGTAGGTAAGCGTTTCCGACTGGTGAACCTGCAGGCCGAGAAAACGCACGCCACGGCCCGACGTTGGAACGTGCAGGAAATGCCCGAAGGAGGGTGACATGGCACTCATTGACGTATCTCAAGTGAATGCGCTCGCTCAAAAGCTTGCTGCCGTCCCATTGAAAAAACATGCCTTGGTCGCAGCAGCGGTGAAGAAAGGCGCACAGAACATCAAGGAAGCCATTCAAGCCGATGTGCAGAGGTCATCCAACAAGGCGATCCGCCGTATCCCCATTGCCTATGAGATGAAGGATGAAGGCACGCGTATCGAAGCTGACATCGGGCCACGCAAGGAAGGCGCGGGCAATCTCGCCAACATCGCGTTCTTCGGCACACCCCGTGGTGGTGGGTCGCACGAGTTCTACCAGCATGGCGAGGATGAGCTGCCGACTGCCGCCGAGTACGTGCACAAGGCGGCGAGTGGCCTATGACGGGTTACGCGCAAGCCCGTGCAGCCGTGATCGCCCTGCTCCCTGAACTCAAGGGTTGGACGGTGTACACGGACGGTATCGCCACCGGTGCACATCCGCCATGGGTGGTGGTGTCACTCTCCGAAAACGGACGTGAACACACTGAGCGGCTTGCCACGACGAATCATCTCGCGACCTTGGATATCCGCGTGGTCGGTTCCTCCGAACTTGGCATTGGCATCGTGTGCGACAAGCTCACCACCGCACTGGATGGTGCATCACCCGGCAACGGTGTGGCCTCTCTGCTGCCTGACACGGATTCCGGTGTTTACGCGTCCGACCTGGTGGCAACCGGCACTTCCACACCGTACCTGATGCGCGTACTCACCTGGCGCACCGGATGGCCCGCCTGACCGAACCTAATCAACAACCCAAGCCTTGGCATCATGCCAGGGCTTTTCCATACCCAAAGAAGGAGTAACACATGGCATTGCCCAAAGCATCCCTAGAGGATGGCAAGTTCCTGACCGTATTCGTGCCGACCATCGCCGACATCACCAAACCCACCCTGGCCGAGCTCAACACCCCGCTGGTGGCCCTGTCGGATTACCTGACCGCCGACGGTTTCAAAATCACGCATTCGCAGGATTTCGCCGACGACGACCGAGAGGCTTCACCTGCTGTCGGCCAGTTGCCGGGGCAGGAGAAATACACGGACGGTTCCCTGCAGGTGATCGACAACACCAACATCTCCACCGAGGAGAACATGGCAGTCCAGAAACTCACCAAGGGGACGAAGGGGTACATCGTGCGCCGTCGCGGCAAGGACAACACTGTGCCGTTCGAAGCTGGAGACATCGTATCGGTGTATGCGGTGACCATCGGCATCAAGACCCCTGTCGCCCACGCCGCGAACGCCCGTCAGATGAGCACCATCAGCTATTCCGCCGACCCGAGCTCACAGGATGAGACGGCGACCGTAACGGCCTGACATCAATACGCCTTGCCTGCATGCTCTGGATCGCTCCCGCATGCAGGCAAGGTACTTCCATCATTTTTACCGGTAGCGATCACACTTTTTCAGGAGCGATCACATGGGAATTGTCGTAACACGTCCAACCAAACAATTTGAAATAGTCACCGACCTCCAGGCATTGCATGAATCACTTGCCGCCGCCCGTGAGATTGAAGGCAAAGACAATGTTTCCAAAACAGAGCGAGCCGACCTCAAACGGTTATTGCAGAAGGTGGATGAGTCCACAATCGTGTTGACATTGCGCGGGTTGAACTCATCCGAATGGAACATGATTGTCATCAAAAACACTGAGGTGGTGAAGGACCGCCTGGTCAAGGATGTGCAGCAGCTCGTCCTCGAATCCGTGCCTGGAATGCTGGAATCAGCGGAATGGAAATCCACATCAGAACCCATCGTTTTCGAGGGGGACGAGATCGCATCACTGATCGGGTCGATGAGTGACTCGCAGACAGGTGAGCTCATGGTCACGGTACAGGAACTCAATTCACCGAACACTTCAGTCCCAAAAGATCTGGCGGACCTGATCTAGCTGGTCTGCTGTATAAAAATCCGCAGACGCTCGCGGAATTACGTTGTGCCAAATCGCTTGGCATCTCATATAAGCGGTTTCTTGGGTGGGAACCATCTATGGGTGATGCAGTGGAATGGGACGAAACGGAACGCGAGTGGATGCTCGCGTTGCAAACCTACGAGAACGCCCATGTATGTCCTGTGTGCGGCATGGATATCGACTTCTGCCACGACGAGGCAAAGGTCCGCCACGTATTCCAACGCAGTGACGTCACCACTTGTTTCGTCGGTGAGATGCGTGAGAAAAGCATGCGCGCCTTCGCCGAATCGGGCGAGGTCGTGGCCCCTAATTCACAGACCACGAAACTCATAGCGACAACTGAATGAGAGGTGTGCCATGGCATTGAACGAGAACATCGTCATCAAACTGATGGCGGACACGTCGAACTATACGACGAAGATGCAGGCCGCCAGTGCACAGGCCGAACATATGAGCACCTCATTGGAGAAACCGCTCACCACCAGTCAGAAAGTGGAAAGCGGACTCACGAAGGTAGGGACGGCTGTGGGGGCCGTCAGCCTCGCTATAGGAGTTGCTGCGGTCAAAGCATTCATGGATTTTGACGCTTCTATGAGCGCGGTGCAGTCCAACACATCCGCATCTGCTGCGGAGATGGATAAGCTTCGCGCTGCTGCGTTGGAAGCAGGTGCGAGGACCGTCTATTCCGCTACGGAATCAGCTGACGCGATAAATGAGCTCGCTAAAGCAGGTATGAGCACCACCGACATCCTCAACGGAGGACTGAATGGTGCTCTTGATTTGGCTGCTGCAGGTCAAATGGGTGTTGCCGATGCAGCTGAGCTTACCGCCTCCGCTCTGAACGAGTTCGGGTTGACCGGCGACAAGGCCTCGCATGTGGCCGATCTCCTTGCTGCTGGTGCCAACACAGCTCAGGGAAATGTCAGTGATATGGGCGAGGCGCTGAGCATGGTGGGCACCAACGCCTCACAACTTGGGATGAGCATAGAGGACACTACCGGCGCTCTTACCATGCTTGCTGCCAAAGGAATCACAGGCAGCGAGGCTGGTACTCAGTTGCGTTCGGCCCTCATCGGGCTCACATCAGCTTCAGGCCCGGCAAAAAAAGAGATGGACAGCCTCGGCATCAGCATGTACGACAATCAAGGTCAATTCGTTGGACTGGCGAATTTCGCGGGACAGTTGCAGACGGCCATGTCTAAGCTCACGCCAGAACAACGGGCGAACAGTATGGGAATTTTATTTTCCAATTCCGCTATGACCACGGGAAACATCCTCTATCAGGAGGGTGCCAAGGGTGTGGAGAAATTCACAGAACAGGTCAACAAGTCCGGGTTCGCCCAAGAGCAGGCTGCCGCCCTGACCAATAATCTTAAGGGAGACATCGAGCAGTTCACTGGTTCGATTGAAACCTCCCTTATCAAAATCGGTTCCGGTGCGAACGGCCCATTGAGGAGTTTCGTCCAGGGACTAACGAATATCGTGACAGCGTTCGGCGACCTGGACCCGAAAATCCAACAATCCGTGGTCCTCGTCGGGATGGGGATAGGCGCGTTTGCAGGGTTACATAGGGTCTTTGGTGATCTTTCATCCAGCATTAGCACCGTCAAACAAAACATGGGGTTGATGTTGGATCCAGTCCAGCGCGTTAAAACCGCGGTTCCAGATTTGATTTCTGGTGCACAACAATTGGGTTCGTCCTTCACCAAGGCAGGTTCGGGAGTCGAATCTCTTTCAGGGAGCGTCAGTAGAGGTGGGCAGGCACTCAGCGGGCTGAAAACTATGGGGTCGGGCGTTCTCAGTTTGCTTGGTGGCCCTTGGGGTGCAGCCTTCACAGCCGGCGCGATTGTTGTTGCAGCATTTGCGCAACAACAGGCTGAGGCAAAGAACAGAGTCGATAAACTCACCGAAGCACTTGAAAGTGGGACAAGCGCGGCCACCTATTTCAACAAGGCATTGAGTGATTCATCCAGCTCGGCGTATACCTCTGATTGGATCAGTCAGCTTTCCTCCGGGTACAAGGATCTTTGGTCGGCTGTCGATAAGGCTGGAATATCTCACAAGACATTTATCAAAGCTATCGAGGGCGATGAAACGGCTGTATCTTCTGTGCAGGGCTCTGCCGATAGATATTCCAGTTCATTGGATGTTATGGGGCAAATGTTCGACAACACCAGCAACACGATTTACGGCGGGTTATCCGAACAGCAGTCAGCATACAAAAAGTCATCTGAGGCTGCTAAGGATTCCGCTGAAAGTACTGAAGACGATACGACATCGAAAATTTCCAGCACGATGGCGTTGATCGATAATACGGGCGCGACTGGTGAAAACACTGATGCAACCAGCACGAATACTGATGCCACTACCGAGGCGGCATCAGCCGACGATCTCCTCAAGGAAATGACAGGTGGTGTCACCGATGCGATCGACGCTCAATCGAGCGCACTTAAAGCGGTTGTCGATTCCCTGAAAGACTATTACGGATTCGCTGAATCCGCGGATGAGGCAACTGCGAGTTTGGAGAAATCATATGATGATGCCACTGACGCCATCGGCAAGAACGGGAAAACTGTCGATGCGGCTGGCACGTCACTAGATCTCACTACGGAAAAAGGCAGAAACAATCAGTCGGCTCTAACAGGGATTAGAGACGCAGCCTACGATGCAGCCTCTGCATACGCCGCTGCAGGCGAGAGCACGGACACGATTAAAACAAAAACCCAGCAGGCTAGGGATAACTTCATTAGTGCAGCTCAGCAAATGGGGCTGACGAAGGAAGCAGCGCAACAATTAGCCGATAAATATGGGCTTATTCCAAGCAAAGTCACCACGACAGTTCTTGCTAATACTGATAATGCAAGTGCCAAGATCAGTACGTTACGAGATGAGCTCAGAAACGTGGATGGGATGGTGGTCCGCGTGACGGCAGTGGTGACTCAGCAGGGGAACATTCATGTTTCAGGTGCGGGTGGTTCAGGAACGCTGGTCAAAGCTTCCGGTGGTTATATTTCTGGCCCGGGTACTGCCACGTCGGATTCGATACCAGCTCGCTTGTCCAATGGAGAGTATGTCATTCGGGCATCCGCGGTGGATCATTATGGTGTTGGATTGTTCGATCAGTTGAATTACCAGCGGTATGCGACTGGGGGTTTGGTGCAGCAGTATCAGACGGGAGTCATGCCGCAACAGCAGGTCACGAAGCGCGACTATGCAAACATGCCAAACCAAACCGTGAACTACTGGCAGCTCCGCGAATCTGATACCTCGCTGATGCATAAAATCTCTCGTCGCATGAATAGTGGGCTTATATAAGGAGCGTCATGGTTGGTTCTGTTAACGATCCCATAAAAACTACAGTCAACGGTTATGAGTTGTGGGGCGTTGACTCGAACATGACCGAAATCAGGGTTTGGACATGGGACGGATGGGAATCGGGAGCCTCGCCGACATCATCGAAGAGCGCGAAGGTTTGGGGCATGGGGTCCTTCGGCAATCATGCGGCATACTCAGGCAAGGAGCTAACCATCTCATTGGTTATGCGAAATGAGAGTATGACAGGTCTCAGATCCTCGCTGGCTGCATTGAGAGCTGCGGCATCAGTGGATTGGCATGATGTTGTCGTGGACTGGCACGGGAGTGTGCAGATGTCCAGGATGAGGCTATCTGATGTTTTCCAAGTCAAGTGGATTTCCGACCAATCAGTCAAAGTCGTGTTTTCGGAAGAATCACTATCACCGTATGTCTTCACTGCGGGTCCGCCGATATCAGGGGTTACCGGTTTGCCTGCATCGGTTGGCGGCATGGTGTTCCCGTATGTGTTCGGGGGTGCCGGGTCGGTCAATTCGTGGGTGTTTCCCGAGGAGACGGTATCGGGAATGGTGTCTTTGGCCAATGGTGGCTCGGCACCTGGAGCGGTGTCTCTGCGGATTGACGGGCCGTGCGTCAATCCGAGTGTGGAGCATGTGCAGTCCGGTAAACGCATGACGCTGCGTCTGGTGTTGGGGACCGGGCATTATGTGACGTTCGATGGGCAGACGCATGAGGTGCTGGTCGATGGTTCTGATCCGGCTCGTGGAGCGGTGGTGCGACGGGAATGGTCGGTGGCGTCGCCGGGTGTGAATACGTGGGCGTTTTCGGCGGAGTCGGGTAGTGGTGGTGCCCGGTTGACGGTGAGTTTCCGGGAGGCGTGGCTATGAGCGAGTTGACGTGGATGGCATGCCGCATGGTCGATGGCGTGCCCATCGCGGAACTGCCCGACCTGCAGGTGTCGGGGTTGGAACAGCGGATGATGGATTACACGTCGTTGACGGGCGAACTGCCATGGGATGCGGTTCCCGGTAATTGGTTGGACGCGACCGAACCCATGTCGGCGTGGCTGGTGCTGGTCCAGAATGGGGTGCCGTTGTGGGCTGGTGTGGTCCTGTCGCGGGAGCGTGACCTGGCGGCGAAGACCATATCGTTGAAACTGGCGACGTGGGAGACGTATCTCGATCGCATGCCTGTTGGTGACGTGACGTTCAGCCAGGCAGCACAGACCGAGATAGTGCGACGGCTGGTCGTTGACTGGGCCGTCACCGGGTGCAGGAACTGTCTGAGAGTGTCCACCGACCCGTCCGGGGTGCTTCGCGACCGCACGTACACCGATGCTGCCGATAAATCGGTGTTGTCCTGCATCCAGGAACTCTGCCAGGTGATCAACGGCCCGGAATGGGTGGTGTCGACCGTGGTGGATGATGACGGCTCCTATCATCCTGTGCTCAGGGTGGCGGATCGTATCGGCAGCATCGGTCAGATGACCTCGTTCGATCTGTCGGTGATGACCTCGTTCGCCGTGGGTGAGGATTGGTCGAGCGGCAGGGGAGCGAACCGTGTGCGTGCGGTGAGCACTGCGGACGGGGACGTGCGCCCGGCAAGCTCTTGGCATACGGCTGACGATCCGGCACGTCCGGTGGTGCCGTACTCGTATACGCCGAGCACGTCCATCACCAGTACGGACACGTTGGACACGCACGCCGCGGCACGTCTCGCCCTGCTGCGCGACGGCACCACGACGGTGTCGTTTGCGGTGGATCTGAACACCGCGCCGAAACTCAACGTGGAGTGGTCTCTCGGCGATGTGGTCGGCTGGGATGCGAGCGAGGCCGCCGAACGGTATCCCGATCGCAGTTCCGGGACTGCCAGGGTCATCGGCTACTCCATGGATTTCACCGGGACGCCGAAACTGACGCCGATACTGCAATCCGAGGACGGGGGAGAGTGATGGCCGGCAAATTCCTCTATCAGGACGGCGATGACGCGTTGGCCAGACGCGTGCAGGCCGTTGACCGCGACATGTCTGAACTGGGGTCGAGCGTCCGGCAGAGTCTGATGCCCATCATCCCCAGGTACTCGTATCAGGAGTGGACTATCGGCAACGTCGCCACCACGATACCCAACGTGTGGCAGTCCGGGCAGTATTTGGTCACCGGCTTGGATGGTTACGTTAACCAGCGTGCGGAATTCACCCTTACGGGAGTGGATCAGTATGGTACCGGCACCACGCCCATGAACTATTTCTACCTGTATCTCAATGGCGACATGGTGGCGAAATCGGAGCTGGTTGACGTTGCCGGACCGTTGGCACCGTTGAACCCGTCCGTGTCCCTGTCGTACACCAGGCATGTACATGCCGGGGACGTTTTCACGTTGCGTGCATGTCCTCCGAACGGAGGAAGCGGCTCTGTGGCCACCACCGTCAACGTGGTGGTGTCGCTGAGTGTCATGTACACCAATCCCATCACTGTCTAAGGAGACTCATATGACTCTCATAGCCCACCCACTCACCCAGCTCAACGGCAGCCCGCAATACACTGCCGACAATTATCGCAAAGCCGTGAACGCCCTGCTCACACCGTCTGACGGGACGGCGTTCGGCACGGTTTCCGGGGTTCGGGCCGGAAGCCCGTCCCCACTGCTGTCAATCAGCGGCACCACCGTCACCGTCAAACCACACGCAGGCGTCATATGCCCATGGACAGGAGTCGGCGCATATACATACGCCTTGGATGCGCAGGCGACAGTCAACGTGACAGACAGCACCGGCACCTACAAGATCGCCCTGGTGCTGTCCGACCCGTCACAATCACACGGCAGCGCTCCAGGCATCGCACTGCAATCATTCCCAGCGAGTACCGCCAACAGCAGCATCAACGGGCTGGTCATCGGACAAGTCGCAGCGGGTACGGCGAGTGACACAGCGCCGAGGATACTGCAACAGACCATGATCACCGTGCCGACCCTCGCCATCCTCAACTCACTGACAGGCGTCGAGGGTCAGAAGGCTTCGGTCACCAGTGACGGCACTGCCATGAACAATACGGAATACCAATATCGTTCGGGTGCGTGGGTTGCGATGAAACTGTCGGGATTCTATGAGGGGGTGACGAATGCGAACGGCATGGTAACCATCAACGTGCCATGGCAACCCAGTCTGGTGTTCCTGCAGGCCGCGACCATCGATGACGACAACCGTCGTTTCTGGTATCCCGTGCTGTTCGGCAGAACCGCGTCATCATTCACGGTTCGCGAGGTTGATCTGCGTAACCAGGCATACACCGGACAACAGGGAGTCAAGTTCTTCTGGCAGGCGCAACCGTGAACATGGCACGCAGGGGGAGGAGCTTCCATGCCTGATCATATGCCCGTGTGGGCGTGGATACTGGTGACGGCGTTGGGCAGCAGCGGGTTCATGGCGTTCGCAGGGCGTATCGCCGACCGTTGGCTGGCCCGAGGGCATGCCGTGGTGCGCAAGGCGGACATCGGGGTGGAGTTGGAGAAGGCGTTGGCTGCGTCTCCGACGATCAAGGTCATGGGGGAGAAGCTCAACCGCGATTACGCGCATATGGAGCACATCGATCGTGAGCTCCGTGAATTCCGCTTGACACAGTTGCGTCAATGCTTGTTCGCCCACCCGTATGACCAGAACAGTCATCAGTCCGCAATAGAGAGCGGCGAAGCATACATTGCGCTCGGGGGGAACGGTGTCGGACACAAACGCCTGACCCAACTCGAGGACAACTACGCGCAACGCGTCGCCACTGACGACTGGGATTACACCCACAACCGCCCATAACCACACACTCAATCATTCGAGCCTCCGGTATCCGCCGGGGGCTTTTCTTATGCCCAAATCTAGGAGGTAACCATGCACAAACGCTTATTGGGAGCGTTGGCCGCGCTGGCCATGCTCGCATCGCTTGCCGCGTGCGGCACCAGCACGCCCGCACCAACTACAGCAACCCCGACCGCGTCAGCCAGCCGGAACATCAAAACACATACCGCGACGGTCAACGTCGAAGGTACCGGCACGGCCACAGATATCACCGTCAGCATCATTGACCCCGACACCGGGCTCAAACCAACACAGGGTGCCGAGGGGCTCGAGGGCTCACCCGCAACCCCGACCGACAGCGACCATACCGTGGGTGGCAGCCGGGCGCAGACGGACAGTAATCCGAATGTGCCGCTCCCGTTCGCGGGCGTCTACGAGCTGACGTCCGGTCAGAGCATCACGGTGGCCGCGCAGAACGGCACCGCCGATGCGACCATCACCGTGACCATCACGTTGGACGGGCACCAGGTCAGTGAAAGCGGGGGCGGAGCGAACACTGCCGTCACCGCCACCAGCAAGGAGGCCAAATGAGCAGGAGACATCGTTCACCGCATGAGCGTAAGCCCGAGCCCAGGGATATGAAGCGGCTGTTGACTGCGGGTTTCGTGTCGACGGTGTTGTGCATGGGATTGGTTCCCGCGGCGTCGGCGGACACGGTGGGCCATGACATCAGCCGATGGCAGGGAACTATCAATGTCAGTGCGCTCGGTTCGTTCGTGATCGTCAAAGCGAGCGGCTCGGATATCGGCTACTACTACACGGATCCCATGTACGCGCGTAACGCTAGAGCCGTACGCGCAGCAGGTAAACAGTTGGGTCATTACTACTACAACGGGTACGCGGACCCGACCGGGGCGGCGAACAGTTTCGTCAACGGTCTGGTCTCCTACCAGCCGGGTGATCCTCTGGTGTATGACGCCGAGGAATCCCGGTTCGTCAGCCCTGCCAAGGTCATGGCCTGGGTGCAGCAGGTGAGGTCTCGCCTGGGTGCTGACGCGAACGTGTACGTGTACATGAGCTCGAGTGTGACCAGGGCCTACAACTGGTCATCCGTGGCCGCGTCCGGTGTGAAACTCTGGGTCGCGAACTACGGTTCGAACAACGGGACCTATCACGGTTCCCCGTCCGTGGCCTACTGGGACAAGTGGCTCATCCACCAGTACACGTCGGTAGGCAGAGTCAACGGCTACAACGGTTCCCTGGACACCAACCTCGCCCGTTCGGGAGCGTTCGGCAACGGCACCACGTCCACAACCGTGCCCGTCACCGCAACGACCGTGAGCACGGTTCCTCATGGCGCGTACCTGGGCTATCCGGTCGCTCAAACACAACGGCTCCTCAACGCCAAGGGATATCAGCTCGCCGTGGATGATTACTACGGTCCAGGCACCAGGGAGGCGGTCAGAGATTACCAGTCGAAACACGGGCTACAGGTAGACAGTTACGCTGGACCGGCCACTCAGGCCAGCCTCTCCGGCAACACCACTGTTGCCGCACGCGCCTACACGGTCGCACGCGGCGACACGCTCAGCAGGATCGGGGCGAAAACCGGCATTCCATGGACCACGATCGCCAATCTCAACGGCATCCGCGCCCCCTATCTCATCTACTCCGGGCAAACCCTGAAACTCACCGGCAGTAGCACGGTCGCGTCCTCGAGTCGCAGGTACACGATCCGCAGGGGAGACACCCTCTCCTCGATCGCCCGCAGACTCGGCACCACCACCAGCAGGCTCGCCACGCTCAACGGGATCGGCAACCCCAACCGCATCTACACCGGACACACCATCAACTACTAAAAGGAGTATCTTCATGGATACAGCGTCAGCGATTCAACTCGCCACCATCATCGCCGGAGGCGTGACCTCCAGCGTCATCGTCCAGCTCGTCAAGCGTTACGTCACTTCGCAATGGAGACTGCCGTTCTCACTCGCTCTGAGTGCGGTGGTCTCCGTGGCCGCCATCTGGCTGACCGGAGGATTCACCAGCCCAACCAGTGCCGCAGTCATCATCGCAGCCATCATGGGCGTGGCACAGACCGTGTACGCCATCATCG